CTATCGTTACTTGAACAAACACATAGGAGAAAAACACCATGTCCTCTATTAATCTCTCTACTTACAACCATCGCAGCGAAATACACATATTCGGCTTAAATCAACTGAAGATCACGAAAGAGAAATCCGCAATATCTGACCGTGACGTTATCCGCTTTGATTGGATAGACCAACATGACAAGCCGTGCAGTTGCGTATTCTTCCTTGATGAAAAAGCAGTAAAGGGAAGCATCCAAGCAACTCCAGAAATAAGAAAGCTAGTCGCTACCGCTGCTTGATAGTTTCTCCCCAAGCTCACGCATTGCTGGTCCCGCTGGTCAATTTGTCAGACAAGGTAAAAAATTCTATACGCTCTAGGCGATTGTCTCACCAGACAGCAACGAATTAATGTTCATATACTGTCATATGTGACAATAAAATACATCACCGATGTCTGAGTGCGTGGAAAACTCTGATACGCCCGATAGGGCCAGTAGGGGTATATACCTATGTTTACTCCTAGCCGCTCTATTTTTTATTTTTTTGAACCACTTTTGGGGTACACATAAAAAAATACCGCCAACTTGTCGTAAGTGGCGGCATAATAGGACAGTAGTCTATATGAAATAACTCATCACTCAGTAATCAAATAGTGTCTTTCCTCCTAAGACTTTAAGCTCTATAACGGGTCGTGAGAACGCTTGGTTTAACGTAGTACAGCCAGTAGTCATAACCATTAATAAAAAAATAAACAATAGTAATATGGCTACAGTAGTCAATCTGCGTCTACGTCTTAACTGTACCCCCTCTCTACTATCATACATCTATTTGGTTCCTCCCCTTATATGGTCCCTGTGTACCCTATTATACACCCCACCACGAATCTGTCAAGAGAAAAGTGAAATAATTGTAATTTTTTTATATTTTTTAGTTGACACATACCATATATAGACTATAATAGGTAACAGAGAGGCAGAGGTGTTTCATTGCCGGGGTACTGTTTCATTTTACAAGAGAAGGTATAGTTCCCTACCGATAAAAAGCGTCATTCGTAAATCGCTTTCGTACGTTTAGGACAACAACAACACACAGTCTCGCCCCCCCAATAGTTTTGTGTAATTAAAATAATGTTAATATCATCTCAAGCAGCACCATACTTCATTGCAGTCTTCATAGCTGTAACTCCCGGTAAACTTCCAGAACAAGGTTGGGTACAGATGCTTCGTCCTTTTGAGACACGCGAAGCATGTATGACAGAATTAAAAAACAATGAGCTACTGTACTTTCGTAGCGTCATAAACAACTTCAAGCAGATCATACGCCGTGTACACGCTATGGAATGTATGACAGAAGAAAACATAAACGCAATTAACGAAGAGTTTGGTCATCCACAGGACGACGATGATAACAAAGAAGCACCAAAGATAGGAGTGTAATGATTATGAATAACGTCATGACTTGGATTAAGAGCCGCATTATCGAACCCACTACTTGGGTTGCAGTGGGCTTGGGAGCCGTAGTTCTATCAGCAATCATTCCAGCACTGGCACTGGCTATGTGGTGTGTTGCCGCTGTAACCATTGTTGCCGGTATCTTCATGAAAGAAAAAGGACAGTAACGTATTGTGTCCAGTCTACCGGCTACCACCAAAAAACGCGAACTGACAGATCGCCAAGAAAAATTTATAAATTGTCTTATCGCTAATGGTGGTAAAGTCGGGCAAGCGGTAGCCGAAGCTGGCTACAAAGAAACCAGCCGTTCATGGCTAATGCGTACGCTCAAGGACGAGATACTAGAGCGTACTCGTTCCATGTTGGCATCGTACTCTGTTAAAGCTGCACACCGTGTAACTGAGGGTCTGGATGCTGATGGCACTGTTCCTATGAATCAAATGGACATGCGCCTTAAAAGTGCAGAAGCCATACTAGACCGTGTGGGTCTGGGAAAGAAACAGATAACAGAAGTGCAGGGTGAGATAGTTCACGGCGTAGTCATGCTTCCTGCCAAGGAGAAACCAAAAGAAGTAGAGGTAGTAATAGAAGGATAACATCATGGCAGCACCCGTAATCATAGCAATAGGTGGAGCATTACTTAAAATAGCTTCAAAACAACTCCCTAAGTATTTAGATAAGGGAGCTAAATTGGTAAAGAAACCAACTAAATCTCAAATTGAAGAAGCAGTTCCAGCGCACAAATCACCTAAAAGAATATCTACTCTGACTAAGAAACAGATAGATGACGCTAAATCTTATGATTATATGCGTGGAAATTATATGGGTGGTAGAGGAGGTAAAAGTCCAAAAGAATGGCCCGTGGACAGAAACATAAAAGGGAATCAGCTAAAGAATTAAATCCCGATAAAGATTTACGTTTTGAAAGTGAGTATGAAGATATACCTTTTGCCTCTGGCGGTTCAGTCAAGAAGAACTACGCTTACGGTGGGCGTGTAGCCAAGATGTCTGCAGAAAAATCATAAGGACAGTATCATGGGTATAAAAATTGTTCCAACATTATCTGAAGAAGAAAAACAAGAAAAAGCTAGACGTGAAAGTCTTATGAGTAGACTAAAAGGTTTATCTTCTGAAGAATTAGAAAGTATGATTAAAAAGATAGATGAACGTGCAGCAAGTAGTATGAATGTTGATACACCATCTGGAACTATGGCGTCTGGCGGTCTAGTAGGCGGTCAAAAGAAACTGGATAAAAACAAAGACGGAAAGATCAGTGGCGCTGACTTTGCCATGATGCGTAAAGGTGGTCGTGCAGCCAAGATGTCTGCAGAGAAATCGTAATAATGTTCAAACGCCTCATACTCAGATTATTCAGACCTACTTGCACGAAGTACGATAATAACTTTAGACGCGCTTCTAACTTTCGTTATCATGACGTATGTATGTAAAACTGATCATAGGCTTACTGTTATTTGAAATAGCCTTACATATTCTAGAAATAATAATAGATATACAAAGTATACTGTAATGGCACGTAAGAGACAAAAGGCAATACCTCGTACCAAGAAGAATTATCGCCCCACCAAGGCTGGTGCCGGTATGACCAAGGCGGGTGTAGCTGCACACAGACGAGCCAATCCCGGTAGCAAACTGAAGACAGCTGTAACAGGCAAAGTCAAAAAGGGCAGCAAAGCTGCTAAGAGGCGTAAGAGTTATTGTGCTAGATCACTAGGACAGTTGAAACGATCCTCTGCAAAAACACGTAACGATCCAAACAGCCGCATACGGCAAGCAAGACGAAGGTGGAAGTGCTAATGGCAAAACTATGTCCTAAAGGTAAAGCGGCAGCTAAGAGAAAGTTTGATGTGTATCCTTCGGCGTACGCAAACATGTACGCCAGTGCGGTATGCAGTGGTAAGGTTAAACCTGGGGGTAAAAAGAAGAAACGTAAAAAGAACACTGGCGGCATGGTAAAGAACTATGCCTATGGTGGACGAGTAGCAAACTATTCGATATGAGCAAGAAGGGTTTACGCGAGTGGGTCAAAGAGAAGTGGGTCGATATCGGCGCACCAAAGAAGGACGGCAAGTATCAACCTTGTGGTCGTAAGTCAGCTAAAGGCAGCAAGCGTAAGTATCCCAAGTGTGTTCCACTAGCTAAAGCACGAAGCATGTCAAAGTCGCAGAAGGCTAGCGCAGTAGCACGTAAAAGATCAAAGCCACAAGGTGTAGGCGGTAAGCCAACAAACGTCAGAACCATGAGTGGCGGTGTAGTAAAAAAATATTCGTATGGTGGGCGTGTAGCCAACTATATAATATGATAGTGGAGACAACAAAGATGTTTAGTATGGCAATGGTTCGTACAATGGAAAAACTACCTTATTTTAATTATTCTTTTACACGAAACACTTCGTGTTATAACTCAACACTCTTCGTAGATGAAGATGATGTGTGTCCACGATGCGGTAAAGAGGGTTGCAAATGTGATCCTGAAACTTGTGACTGTGAACCAATACCAGAACAAAAAGACTTAATTCAGGATTTTGAAGAATAAAAGGAGATTAGTAGGATGATGCGAAAGAAAACTAAAGGTTACGCCAAAGGCGGTATGGCAAAGAACAAGAAGACCAAAGGTTATGCCAAGGGAGGCGCAGTCAAGGCCAAGAAGATGATGGGCGGTGGCATGGCTAAAAAGAAAACCAAAGCTTACGCCAAGGGCGGTAAAGTTGGTATGAAGAAGACCAAAGGTTACGCAAGAGGTGGAGCAGTAAAACGTAAGAGGTAAGATGCCCTATCTTATCAGTAATGCACCTAACTTTAAATGTTGGGTAAGAAAAGAATTTACTTGTAATCATCAAAACTATCACGGCGAATACCTACATGCAATGGCATTTGCCGTAAACACAATACCAGACAGATCACTTAGTTTTCATATCGTATTTACAGGATGCGAAGTTGATCAAGAAGACGGTCCTGAAGAAAACGTACACGGTGGCGCAATGTGGGCTAGGATGCCGATACAGGCTTTGGTGGCAGATATACCGCTAGAAGATTGGCCTGAACCCATGGAGGACCATATATGCCAACCTTGGGATTGTGAATCAAGAAATCACAGTACCATAGTAATGGATCGTGTTAGTTCATCTCCATGGCTCTGCAAAGTGGACGGAGAGTTTTATACTGGTAAGTATCTTTTTACAGTGGACTACACTGATAGCGAGATTGCAGACGACCCTGCACAACACAAACAATCTCATGTGTTGTATCTTACAGAAGGACAGTGGAAAGGCAATCTGATAGCTCTACCTAATAATCGTGTACGCGCAACAAGTCCTGCATTATGGCGTACGGGTGAAGGCGCACCAGACTTTACACCGTCACAGTGGACACATTCTGCAGAAGCACACGAATCGTATCTAGATGCCTCTGTAACGTTTGATAATCTATATAGTGAGACTAACAATAATGGCACCAAAGGATAAACCATACTCTAATGAAACAAGACCAATAAGTTTAGGTGGTCAGTATAAGAAACGTAAAGGATCAGAGTTTTTTTCTGCAAGTGTTACAGCTAGAGGTAAAAAAGGTTCAGAATTAAAAGTAGGATATGATACTGTTCAGACTAAAAGAAAACGACCTTTTGTATCAGAACGACATAGAGGAAAAAAATTACACGCTTCTGGAACACTCCCTGTAGGTGGTGGTGTAAAACTTAGAGGAAGTGTAGATAGGCAATCAGATAAAGGTGTATACAATATAGATCATCCTTATTTTAAAGGCTCTGGAATCTTTGGTAATAAACCGATATATACTTATGGTGCAGGAATAGACGTTCCGATGTTGGGTGGAACAGGTTCTTTAGATTATAGGCGCACACCCGGTGAAAAAGGAATCGGTAGAGCAAGACAAAGTTCAATTATGGGACGTTTATCCATACCTTTTAACAAAGGCGGTAAAGTCAAGAAGCGTAGTAAAAGAAAGAAAAAGTGACTGAAAACACACCAAAACGTAAGAGTGGTAGACCAAAGCTAAAAGAAGGTGAAAAAGGAAACTACCACGTATCAAGAGTTGAAAGAAAGAAACGCGCTACACGTAAACGCATCAAGTCTTTAAAGAACGCAGAAGCAAAGGCAAAGAAGAAACTAGATTCTCTCAACGACAAGTCAGCCAACATCAAACACGCCGAAAAGTTAATGAGAAGCGGAGGGCTGGCAGTCGAGGAGAATGTTAAGAAGCTTCCTAAAAGTGTACGGGCAAGATTAGACGATCACACACAAATATTATTTAATCCTAATGACGGCCCACAGACGGACTTCTTAGCAGCACCAGAGAAAGAAGTGTTATACGGTGGTGCAGCAGGTGGTGGTAAGTCATTTGCTATGTTGATGGACTTACTACGCTACGCACACAATCCTAATCACCGCGCACTTCTACTCAGACGAACACTGGCAGAACTGACGGAGCTAATAGATCAGTCACGTAAAATCTATCCGCAAGCTTTTCCCGGTGCAATATTTAGAGAGTCAAAGAATACATGGTCCTTTCCCAGTGGAGCTACAGCTTTATTTAGTTACGTCGATAAGGATACGGACGCAGCGAGATACCAAGGTCAAGCGTTTACATGGATAGGTATTGATGAGTTAGGCCATTATCCCACACCGTACGTGTGGAACTATCTACGAAGTCGTCTACGTACAACCGATACAACTATCGACACGTACATGAGGGCTTCAGCTAACCCCGGTGGTAGCGGTGGTTGGTGGATTAAAAAGATGTTTATTGATCCTTCTCCACCCAACGATCCATTTTGGGCTACAGATATAGACACAGGTAAAATACTTTTACACGGTATCAATCATCCACAAAGACCGGGACAACCATTATTTCAAAGAAGGTTCATACCTGCAAGGCTAACAGATAACCCACACCTAGCAGAATCTGGCGAGTACGAAGCGATGCTGTTGTCTCTGCCAGAAGTAGAACGTAGAAGATTACTTGAAGGAGATTGGGATGTTGCAGATGGCGCAGCGTTTTCAGAGTTTGATAGAGCAGTCCACGTTGTTGAACCGTTTGAGATACCATATAATTGGCCCAGAATACGCGCTGCTGATTATGGCTACAGTAGTCCTAGTTGTGTTCTTTGGGGTGCCGTAGATTGGGACAATAACTTCTGGATATACAGAGAACTATACAGTGCGGGATACACTGGTGAGACTCTGGCTGCAATGATTACAGCATTAGAAGAGTTTGATCCACCAATGAATATATCTGTGTTAGACGGAGCCTGTTGGTCAAAGCACGGAACTGGACCCAGCATTGCAGAAACACTAACACGTAATGGTGTACGTTTCATACCCGCAGATAAAAATCGTATGGCAGGAAAGATAGAGTTACATCGTAGACTGATGATGAATGAAAAGACAGGTGAGCCACGTATGCGTATCTTTTCTACTTGTACTAATCTTGTGCGTACTCTTCCAACTTTACCACTTTCTAGAACAAACTCTGAGGATGTGGATACCAAGGCAGAAGACCACGCCTACGATGCTCTAAGGTATATGTGTATGACACGACAAACTGGATTACCACATGCAGGTATGATGAATAGAGTTAAAGAACAAACTTACACTCCTGTTAATGAGATATTTGGATATTGATAGAATATGGCTGAAAAAGAAACTTTACTTGATATTCTTCCAAAGGACGCTATAGACG